TTGGGTGAGACCGTTGGGAAGAGGATGTGTTCGGACATGAAGAGAGAGACCATGACCCAATTTGGGGGTGATTCCGTCATCGCTCTTGTAGTCATAGGAGGTTCCGTCAACTCCGAATCCACCGCCGAAGCGAGTGAGGGGGAAAGACATTCCTTCTTCTTCCTTCAGTCGCATTTCACAATCCTTGACCATCTGGAAATCAAGACCGACCATCTGAAGGCGACCCTGTGCCTGCTTGAGGGCTTCCATCGGGTTGATGTAAGGCTTTGCAGCCATCGCCCCGAGATAGGCATTGATGCGGGACACCGCAACATTTGACAGGGACGACAGGTTGATGTCGTTGTCCATTGCATTGGAGTCACCGTTCAGCGGAGAGACCCGATAACCGGATCCGACCGTGACCGTCACCTCATTGATAAGTTTGCGAAGTTCTTTGTATGACTTCATGATTTCTCCAATCAGCGGGACTTGTCGTAGTTATAGTAGGTGTAGTCGGAAAGAGTGCCACTAGCGGAAGTTGTCACCCCGGCTGGTCTATCAAACTGTAGGGTGAATGTACTGTAGGCAGTAACACCGGCGGCACCGTCATTGACCTTAAGTCTCACGGTCTTGTTTCCGTTTGCCGTGGTTCCTGCGGCGACGAGAACACCGATGTTATCGTAGCGATACGAAGAAACCTTATCATCGGTTGATGTAGCCCCGAAGAATGCATTGAACACTCTGGCAGGAACATTCGAGACATTCTTTAGGTTGGTCTCGCCCGTGTAGAGGGTAAACTGGGTGTGAGTTCCAGAAAGACCCATTGAAAGAGTATTGGTGAAGTTGGCATCGTTGACGCAAACCTTGATGTAAGCGGTGACACCGGTGAGACCACCGAGCGACGATACACCAAACTTGTCTACACCATACTGATATCCATATCCTGCTCCCGGAGTCACACCGGCATCAAGGACATAGGTGAAAGAATCGTGCGAGACACCGGCACTGGCAGGACCGCCTGCCGTGGCACTGTCGCCGCTGAACGGGCAGGTGAAGTAGGGAGCGTAGTTGGGAAGGTCGGTGCTTACCGTTAAACCCTGCCCACCTAATGCATGGTCAAGACCACCGCTGCCTCTTGAGGCGGCTCCAGGAATGGTGACGAGAAGTTCGGTATAGATTGCGCCCTTCTTGTCATCCCCGGCATCGGTTTCCCCGTAACCGAAGAAAGAACCCATGAGGGGCATTTCCCACCCACGGACGGTGCGAGTGCAAAGCCGCTTGGCGATCTTGTTCAGCCATGTGGGCTTTGATTCTTCTCTGTCGTTGTTGTTCCAAAGTGCCATCGGGTGTTCTCCTCTTGTTCTTCCTATTTATCGTTAGTTCCGAAAGTGAATCAGGGGTTCTTTCCCAGATACTTATCGCCCTTCTTCATGGGAAGCCACGGTCCACGGTCTTTTCTGTAATAGGTGGTTCCACCAACTTCCTTGAACTGGATATCAAAATTAACTGGACTCCAGCGACCCTTGTCCTTGCGCATGTATGTTGCCGTTCCAACCACCTTGTAGTCGGTGACAGCCTCTTCAACGCTTTCCGTGCTTTGCGGATTTGTACGAACATACTTGTCCACTGCCTTGCCGAAGTCAATGCTTTCCTTATTGCTTCCGCGGCATCCGCAATCCTTGACTGCTTCGTTGAAAGCCTTGGTGAGGATGTTGCGTCTTTCCTCAAGAATGGGCTGGGCAGCAACCGACTTGGCTGCTTCCTTCGCATGACCGTCAAGGCAGGGGTTGATGTCGATGTCATCGCGGTGTTCGTTCAGGAACTTTCCGATGTCGGCGACGACCTTGTTGTTGAAAGGGTTATGAAACATAGCATCTCCGTTGGATATTGATTATTTAGGATACTTCGTCAATCGGTCACTTTTTCTTCTTGCTGGACTTCTTCCATTTGTCCCAAAGGTCGGCATCTGCGGTCTTTCTCGTCTTACCGCCGACAATGAACGAGTTCACGCGAGCAAATGCCCATGCCTGTGGTGGAACACCTGGACGATGCCCACCCTTCCATGCATCCATGCCGCGGTCGTAGACCTGCTTGAGAATAGAATAAGAAATGCCGCTTTCCTTGGCTTTCTTCTTCAGCCCTTCAATTTGTTCTGCTTCCGTGATTGTCTGTCGCAGTTCTTCGTAAGTTTTCATTTGATTACTCCGGGTCATGTCCCCAAATCTTCAGGGCGAGCAACTTGCGGGTGGGTCTTCCCTTCTCGTCACGAAGCGGACCTTTGGCTCCCTTCATGCGGCTGATGAAGTTCACCTGCCGACCTGCCCATGCCCAATCATTGTCGCTCCAACTGTCTTTGTTTTTTCCGAGCATGCGGACGATGGCTCTTGCCGAGTCGCGACCGCTCTTTATCTTGCCGCCACCCGCACCGGCTTTCCCGGCTTCCTTGCGGGACAGACCTGCTTCCTTGCCCTCGTCGGAGTCAATGAAGTTGGAGAGTTCCTTCGGACCCATGTTCACCAGGCTTCTCCATCTCTTGTATAGGTCTGCCCGTTCCTTGTCCGCATCGTTCTCCTCGCCCAATCTCTCTCGCTCGCCGGGGGTGTCCTGCTTGTAGGTGTTGACGATCTTCTTCGTGCCGATGAGCAGCGGTCCTCTCTTGCCGAGAGCCGTCCACTTCATCACCGAGTTGACCTTCTTCGCCTCGTCCAACCACTCCTCAAGGGTCTCCGAGCCGTTCATCCGCATGAGCGTCTTGGCATAGACCTTTCTCCAGTCGTCGCCATACTGCTCCTTGAGTTCATCCTTCACTCGCTCGCGTGCGAGGCGTGCGCGTGCGATGCCCTCCTCCTTCATCAGGAAGTAGCGGAACTCGTCGTTGATGTCCTCCACCGGGACATCCTCGTATCGCTCCTCCTTGAGGAAGTCAATGTATTCGCGGACAAGAGATGCGACATCGGTCATTCCCTTCTCTCTCCATGTATTCTCCAACCGCACGGCTTCGGTGATGCGAGCCTCAAGTTCGGGAATGTTGTTTTGGATACTCTCAATGCGGGACAGGGCGGTTTCGCATTCCTCGCTGCGGCTGACCTTCAACTTGCCCTTCGCCTTCAACTTGTTGTACAATGATGTATACTTTGACGGCTTGGTTTTCATCTTCTTCTCTCCCTTCGTCACGAACTCCCATGTGCGCGGGTCGCTGTCCGGCATTTTCTTTCGTCGCTCCAGTGCCTTTGCTCTCGCTGTCGCCTTCTTCTTGGACAGACCCGAGACATACTTCTTGGGCAATCCGCTGTCCTTGTCTTTCGGCGACTCCTTTGTCTTGCCGCTCTTGGTCTTGAACTTCTTGCCCTTGGTGACATCGGCTTCCTCTATGTCCACCGACTCGCTTTTCCCGAGTTCTCCCTTTTCCCTCTCTCCGCTGTCCTTCTTTATCTTCCCTCTCGCCGCAAGTCTCGCCGCACCAGTGGAGCCGACGGTCTTCATCGCCTGACTGTATGTGACATCCGTCGTTCCGTGCTTGCTCTTGATTTTGGCGAGCAACCCGTCAAGGTGCCCCTTCATCTTCTTTCCCTTGAAAGCGAGGTCCGCTTCAATGATGGGGTCTCCTTCCACCTCGTCACCCATGCCGAGCATGGTGCCAAGACCGGAGAGCATTGAACTGATTGTTGTGAGAACCGCGGATGGGTCCACACCGGGCAACTTTCCGTGCTTGACCACAGCATGTGCCACCAACTCCTTCGCGATGTGCTTCGCCAACTTGCCAATCTTGTGCTCTCCGAAGAAAGCGGCAAGTGTCATGCCCGACGCAGACATCATGTAGACCGCATGAAGTATCTCTTGCTTTACGAGTTCAACTTCTGTCTTGAACTTTGCGGGTTCCATCGTCTTCCGCCTCTTGATGAGGTCAACGACCTTGCCCACGACAAACGGACTCTTCAGGAAGTTCTTGACCGCAATCATCGCATCTTTGATTGACATGCTTTCAAGTATGACATCGGCATATTCCTCAAGACCTTCCTGTCGCTTGAAGAACTCAATCTGCTTCAGACGCTTCTTTGCCGCCGTCTCGGTGTCGTATGTGCCGAGTTTCTTTTTGCCGTCCTTGGAGAAGATGACCCACTTGCCCCCGACATGGCGGATGACTTCAGACAGTTCCTCTTCCTCCTCCTCATCATCTCGTCTCTTCACATCCCCATCCGGCTGGGGATAGATGGCACCTGCCGGGTCTACGGTGAACCCGGTCTTGCTCAAGAACTGGAGACCGAGCAAAACCTTCGTGCTCATGTGGCTGCGGTCGCCGATGCTGAACTTGATGTTGGTGAACTTCTTGCCGTGAAACTCAATGTCCATCAAGATGACCATGCGGGTCTTCTCGCCAATTCCGCTCTTGACCGTGATGCGGCTGACGATCTTCTTCGTGACCTTCTTGCCATTCGGCAGGATGAAAGTCACGGTGTGGTCGCCGTTGTCCTTGATGTTCTCGCCATGAATCATGTTGTAGCCGCTGTTGCCGGTGTCTACCTTGGCAGTATACTTTGCACCGTCAATGACAACCGGCTCGCGGACTGCTAGGTTGGAGAAAAGTTTCCAGTGGGCTTTGTTGAGGATGTAGTCAAGGAAGTCCTCAATCAACTCATCTCCCTTCACATTGTCCTTGCCCTTGCCTTCTTCGTAGTAGCGGTAGTAGATGTTTCCGCTGCCGGGACTGGCGTTCATTTCAATGATGTAAGGCTTTCCGTCGTTGATGACATGGTCAATACCGACATAGTAGCACTTGCTGACCCGTGCGGCTCTCTCAACCAACTTGATTTCCTCGTCGGTCAACTGGTGTGACCCGCCCTTGGAACCGCGTGCGATGTTCGTGCGGAAGTCCTTCGGGGCTTTGTCACGCTTGGCACATGCGAATATCTTGCCGTTGAGGACGATGCTGCGGACATCGTTCTTGAAGTCGGGCAGGAACTCCTGGATGATGACCTCCGCCCCGTATTTCCACAGGGTCTGGAGGACGGACTTCAGGCTCTCCATGCTCTCAATCTTGGACACGCCGATTCCCTCTGCACCGGTGAGTGTCTTGGCGATGACGGGGAACTTGCCGCCGATCTCCTTGACCGCTGTCTCAATGTTCGCCTCGTTCACCACGAATGCGGTGCGGGGATGGGGCAGTTCGTGCTTCTTCAGGGCGATGGCTGTCTGTAACTTGTTCGCACACAGTTCCATGCCGCCCTTCTCGTTAATCATGAACACGCCGTTGTTCTGGAGAATGTCCAGCACCGCCACGCCCGTCTGGGTGTTCATCACGCCCCCGCGCACGATACACACGGTGTTGCCCGGAACGATGGTCGCATCCTTGCCCTCGCCATCGTAGTTCTTGATGACAATCTTCTTGGAGACCACATTGTCAATCTGGACTTGTGCCTTGCTGGTCTTGACCGCATAGAACTCAATCTTGCGTCTCTTACAGATTTTCTCCATCTTCTCCACGCTGTCGCTCAAGTCCTTCTCGGACGAGGTGAGTGCGAGAATCGTTACCTTATCCTTTTCGTCACCGGTGGCTTCCCAAAGGTATTCTTCTTTCAGGCTCATCCCCTTACGGACATCGCGGTAAAGACGCTTTTTCAGGGCTTCGTCGCTACCGGGAACGCCCTGCGAGAACTCCTTGTAATCGCCCTTGAACGCCGCTGCACGCATCTTGGACGCGGACATGCCCTTCGTCCCCTGTGCCGCATCGTCGCGTGCCTCGCCCGCCATGACCACCTCATACTTGTCAAAAGAATACTTTCTCTTTTTGGGGTCTTTGGTGGCAACCTTTCCCTTATAGCGAGCGACCGCCTCAAACTCTGCTTTTCGGTCGCTACCGCAGATGGCATAGAGTTCGGTGTACCCGAGCGAGCAAAGATAAAGAACACAATCGTACAAGTCGCGTGCCTTGTTCAGCGGGAAGTTCCCCTTCGGGAAGAACTTGCGGAGGTAGGACACCTTCTGTTCGTGAGTGAGTGGGTTCTTCTTGGGGTCTGTGGTCTTCGTGACGAACACGAAATGGTCGGCATCCCTCTTGGCGGCTTCGGACATCACCTTGTCAACGAGAACTCCGTGACCGATGGTCGGGGGATTGAGGCGACCGAATGCGAAAACGACCGCCTTCTTCTTGGCTTTCGCCTCGCCGATGTAATCCGAAAACCTGTCCGTCATTGGTTCACCTTCCTGTTTTGCCTGCTGAACTTGAGTCGGTTGACGAGTTTCACCACGCCGCTGGTGCGTGACACGACGATGCCTTCGGGGTCGGTGGGACGGATTCCGTCCTCGTCCACGAAGAAATGCCCAAAGGCACTGATGTTGTTGAACTTGGCGAGCAGGATTTCCTTGCACTTCGCCAACTTGTTGTGGAGGGTGAAGAGGTTCGTAAACTGGTTGGAGTAGGTCTTGACGAAGTTCAGTATCTTCTTCTTGTCATTCTCACGGGACATCTTGCCCTTCTCCGTCTTCAACTTGGCAATCTCCTTGTTGAAGCGGGTCTCTATATGGAGCATCAATCCCTGAACGGTGAAGTTTGTGAGACCCCCGCCGATGGTGGCGTTGATGTAGGGCAGAATCATCATCTTCAGCATGTCCTCGTTGGACGGAGTGACGAGCGTCTTGAGGAAAGGGATCGCGGTCTTCGCCTGCGTCTCGGCATCCTTGATCATGGAGAGGATGTTCTTGTATTCGTCGTCATTGAGCAGGGCAGGGGTGATGTCGTAGATGTTCGGGTCGGTGAACCAGACATCGGCGGACTTCTTGAGCGTCCCGGAGTTGAAGTTGAAACTGGTGGCATTGAGACCTGCCATCGTCTCCCCGCTGTACTGCGTGTGGAAGGCGATGCCCAACTTGGCGGAGGCAATCCTCTTGCCGAGGTCGCTGTCCTTGCCGACCGCATACATGATGGTGTTCGGCTGGAAGGTGATGTATTCCACCCCGTTGATGGTGCGGGACTTCTTGTCCCCGCCCGTGAACATGAGGTCGCCCTGTAGGACACCCTTGATGCCCAACTTGGGGAGCAACTGGAGGCAGGCAATCAGTTTGTTGGCTAGGTCGGCGGACTCAACGCCCTTCCGGACTTCAGCGGGGGTGTGGTATGCCTTGACGGTCTTGCTGAAAGCCCCCTTGGTCGCCACGAAAAACTTCTTGTTTTCCGGATTGATGCCGCAGACAACGGCTGGTTTCCCGTCCCATTTGGTGGAAAACTTGACCGAAGCCGGGGGTTTTCCCAAATGAAGGCTCTTGGAGATGTCCTTCAGGAATGCCACGGAACCGAGCAGACCCTTGCCACCGGAGAGGAACATCATGTCCTCTATGTGGTCAAGGTGCTTGTTCTGCACCTTTGATTCCTGAAGTATTTTTTGTGTCTCTAGAAACGATAACATAAGGTTTGGGTTTCCCCTCGCCTTATTTATCGCCTCTGAATACACGCCGTGGGAGTCGAACCCACCTCTCGCGGTAATCTGCCGCTAAGACCGATTATAAGGCGGTTTGCATACCCGGATGCTAGGCGTGCGTTTAGTCATGTCCAATCGTCAAACTTGTCTTTCATTCCCCGCATGCGTGTGTGCGTGCGAGTCTCTTGGTCATCTTCATCGGCATCATGATACCCCGACTTTGGCTTGCTGTCAACTAGTTGTTGCATAGAATCTTCCACATCAAATAGTTTCATCTTTGCCCGGTCAATTCCAATCACGAACTTTCGGTTGGTCGCGGTATCGTTGTACCGGTTCTTGAGTTGCTTCACCATGACCTGCCCCAACTCGTCCAGTTGCTCGGTGGCAATGATGGCGAACATGAAGTCGGCGGTAGCCGGAAGACCGAAAGACTCGGATGTGTCCGTCAGGTCAACATCGGTGTTGGAGAAGCCGGATCGGTTCGTCTGGGTCGCCGTGAAGATGGGAACCGCCATCTCCACCGCCATTCCCCTCAACTCCTCCGCAATCGCCTTGATGTAGGTGTAGGAGTTCACATTCGCACCGGGCTTGAAGCGGGACGAGGCACAGATGTTTAAGTAGTCAATAAACACGACATCGGGCTTGAAGTTCTTCTTGAGCCGCAACTCATCCATCAGGTGGCGGAAGTGGTTGACGCTAGCGGAAGCGGTGGGATACTCCTTGATGATCAACTTGCCAGTGATGTTCTTGGTCAACTTGGCGAGTTTCTTGCCGTAGACATCTATCGGCAGATGCTTGAGGTCATCCAGAGTCACATCCATCAGGTTTGCATCAATTCGTTCGGCCTC